ATTACCTATCACAAATGGCTTACGGAAAATCCTTGGGAAGCAAAAATAAGAGTTGATAAAAAAGATATTTATTTGGGTTGCTATCCAACCAAAGAAGAAGCTCATAAAGCTTATTGCATAGCCGCAGAAAAATATTTTGGAGAGTTTGCTTCTCATTAATCTCTCCTTGGAGGAGGAAGATTCTTCAAAGTTTTGATTAAATCCTCTCTGGCCAATTTGACAAACTTATCTAACTGATTATGTCCTTCGTTGATATTCCCGCCGCCAATATCTCTAACAGAATGTGGACAAATAACATATTCTCCTCCAGCAACGACAACTTCTGTTGGCGTCTCATCGCCATAAAGACGCTGTTTGCCCCATAACCGATTGGCTATCTTAAAGCCATTCATGGTATTTCCTTCGCCCATTCCAGAAATTATATCGGCGGGAATGACGTAGGCCCCAGAAGGCACATTACATGGTAGGTGGTCTGTCCGCCCTGCCACATCGCTATGGATAGGTCCTACAAAAAGCTTTGATATATTATCCATCATCTTAATCCAACGAATACGTTACGTTAACAGATTGTCCTGTCCCCGGGACAATAACTAATCCAGCAGTAAACTTTGCCCCTACAGGATATACACCAACAGCCGAAGGAGGCAGCGCTAAAATAGCATTAGCTGGCAAAATACCCGCTACTGTCGATGAATTATAAACATACCCAGTAGTTGTTCCAGCAATAACAATAATGATACTAACAAGTCGGCCAGCACCAGCAACAATAAGAGTTGAACCTGTTACTGTTGAAGATGTGTATTGGCCCTCGTTATAACTTTTAAGGGTCGTGCCAAGATTATTAATTGCAACGACGCCATTTTTTTGAGTTGTAAGAATGTCATCAATTGTCGCCACGGTCAAAACTTCCCATCTTGTTGGTATCTATATCTCATTGCACCGACACGCCAAAAGTCCCCAACGCCTACATTCTCAAATTTCATGGACATCAATCGACCTCTAAAGCGAGGGGTTAAATATTCAGTAGAAATATTCATGTTATAGGGACCATATGCTATTGGTTGATCGCCTGGATAATCTGTGACGTAAAAAGTCAATAAAACATTTGCACCTTGTGTGCCGCCGTAATATCCCCATTTCATATCAGGCCAAACTTGATCAACAAATACTTTCCACTCACCGTCAGAAATAACAAAATATCCAGTCTGGAAGCTGGCATCTAAAGGAGCCCCATCTGCATCAGTAGATGTTTCATGTTGGTAAATATAAGTATTAAGAGCAGCTCCTATAGGAGGACCAAAAATAGACTGATTGATCCATGCGGTTCTATCAAGAGTGCCAAAATCCCATTGATTTAATGCAACATTATATTTGACATAAGCATTAATCTCGCCGCCGTTGCTTTTTGTAGGATAATACCAAGCTATTTCCCCAAAGTTGGAATTAGCAGCAACTCTAATTTTGCTTAGATTATTAGTATCTAAATCTTGGAATATAACATCCCATATTGGGCATGTGATAATTTGAACGCCACTAGACCCAAGCATAAAAAATTGACTTTGGCCCATCCAATAAACAACACCATTCATAGATGTTGCCGCCTTTTGAGATATTAAACCGCAGCCAGTTCCGATTTCGTTGAATTGATATACATAAGGAGGGCCAGCATATTGCATGGCCCATACGGCCAAATCTGTCCAAATAAGTCCTTGCTGCGGACCCTGAATACATCCAACAATTCTTGATCCGCGTGGAATACGATAAGAACCTGCCTGATTAATGGCATTAGTAACCCAAGAATTGAAATTATCTACATCGCACCATCTAATTAACAAAGGATCTTGTATGCCAGTAAATGTTGTTCCCCATGCAATAATTTGCCTTTGAGGCATTGCGACAAAACAACCATCATTGGCAGGAGGAGCTTGAGGTATTAAGGAAGCTGACTGAAGACCAACAATTGGATTCCACTGATAAATACCGCCGCCAGGGATTTGTAAATTTGCATTGTGCGGGCATGCAATTAAATAATCACCCCAATTATCAAGCGTCCAATCTGTTGCTGCAATAGGCGTTCCTTGATTGCCGTATGGAGGAATCTGTCCAATTCCATACAATCCATCTCCGTATGTCCCTTCGCCATAAAAAAGGCTTGTCGGAAGAGCTCCTGGAGTTATGAAATATTCGTATTGAGCGTAACCCACACCTCCGACAGCGTTTAAAGGTATAGTAACAGAGGATGAGGCTGTTGATCCTGTTGAAATTGTAAAATTATTATCATCAATATAAGTAACAATATAGTTTCCATAAAGCGTAATGCCGCCAGCTGTTGTTGAAATTAAAACGGTAAACGTATCGCCAGTTTGATATCCATGATTAGGTAATGCAACACCAACAATAGGAGACCCATTTGTAATTGTAAAAACAGGAACAACGCCTCCTCCAGGAGCGCCAACAGTAGCCGTCGCTGGAAGTGGATTTCCCAAAGCATCTATTGCTGTAATATAATATGATGTAGAAGTTAAATAAGTTACAGGATATTGACCAAATAAAATAAGACCACCAACACTTATTTGCGTTTGTATATATACAGAATCATTAAGATTAACATTTGAATTGATGTCGTTTATTACAACTAATGGACTACCAGAAACAGTCTCGCAACTAACAGCGACATCAGATAATGATGTTGTTGGAGTTATTATTTGCTGATTATTATTTGTAATGACGCCAAGGCCATTCCCTGCTGCGGTTGTAGCTTGGCAACCAAAAGCCAAATGCGCATTAGCATTTGTATCTTCCCATGCCCAAAGATTCCTAATAATGCTATTTATGGAATTAGGAAAAAATTTAGTCCAACCGCCAAGTTTTTGAACAAGTGTCAGACCTTGTTTATCTGGGACAAATCGCACAAGATTAGTCGTAGAAATAGCCGCTTCATTCAAAGCAGGCGTTCTATTTTGATCAACGCCCCCACTCATTTTTAAAGTTGCATGGGGCATTTATTAGCCTCGTGTCGGCGTAGCAGAAGTAGAAGCACCTTGCGATGACCAAGCAGCCGCCTCAAACTTCTTGCGGTTTTCTTCAGACATAGCGGATTTCAATAATGTCTGATATTGAGTTTCATATGTAATAGGCATTTGCGGGTCATTACCCGCTGCACTACTAAAGTTTCTTTGATAAGCAGACACATAAATCATGCTTGCCATAATGAATAAATCTGGCAAATAAAGGCTAATGAAAGTTGTTGGGTTTCTTGAAGACAGACTTGCCGGTCGGAAGGTTCCAACAATTTCAACTTGATAATTGGCATTTGGATAAGGACCAACCAAAAATGTGTAATCGTCAAACGGACAAAAATATTGCGGTAATCCAGTATTAGATGAGTTGCCCCAAACAGCATCAAGGTATTCTTTTGTAGTTGGCAATAGAGGATTTCTAGTTCCAGAGTCTGGATTTGTTGTCCCAGCTGGAGTTAAAACATTTATTTGCTCTGCAACAACTAAAACGCCGCCTCCCCAATCCCCTGCGGCAAAATCAGAACCAGAAGGAACAGATATAATTCTACTACCTACTGTTAATCCATAGTTAGTATTGGAAACAGAGCTGAATAAAAAATCAAGCTCACGATACATGCGGTTTTCAGCATATGTAATTGCTTGCGGTAAAATGTTAAGGAAAGCAGGATCAGTCGGGGAGACGACGGCCATAGTAGATATTTGAGTAATGTATGATGTCGTTCCTGATACGGAACCATCATAACTAAGGCCAGTCGTCATTACCTATCTCCAGTTGCAGGCTTTCTTGCCTACATTGTTATGCGCCTTCACTTGCCATATGGTCTTTGTTGTATCTTTCCCCGACCAATATATAGGTTTTGCCCCATCACAAAAAGCCAGCCTATCAGTCAGGGCGCTTGAACCCGTCGTCGATTGACACGCTGTCAGGCTTGTCAATGCTATCGCGCTCAATATCCAGACGGGCTTGAAGCGCCTCATGTGCAGCATCTACCTGTCCCTTCAAGTCCTGAACCTGTTGCGCCGTCTTGCCGACATTGATCAATTGTTGTGCGTTTAACCAATCAAAAATCTTCCCGGCGAGCGTGAATAGCGCGCCGATAAGAGATAAGATTGTTGTGACCATTATTTAAACCAGATCGCCAAAACACCAGCTACAAGCGTGCCAATGGTCGGAACCAAAGCGCCGATCTCTTGAGCATGAGGAATAAAGCTTGCGCCAGCAATCAGCGTAGCAATACCGGCCCAGGTTGAGCCTTCTTTGAGCTTGCCTACCACAAATGTAGCAACTGAGTTCATGATCATCTCCTACTTAACCGTATAACACCGAAGAACGTTATCTTTTGCCCTAACGCATCTAACAGGACCATACTCATGGCCATTGTTAGAAAAACCATCGCCTTCCATCTCAGAACAGCCTGCAAGGGC